TCGTGCCCTTAATCCAAAGGACACAAGCATCGGAATCAACGCAGGCAAGTAAACATCTAAAGGAGTTAGCCAGTGACAAACCTTTTCACAACGCTTGGTGTTGTCACTGGCGCTCTTATTGGTCTTGGTGCATTATTAAACCCCTTGCGTAAAAAAATTAAACGCTGGTCATCAAGGATGGAAATGTTTATGCGTGACTGGGAAGGCGAAGAAGAGTCTCCAGGTCGTGACCGTGTTCCAGGAGTAATGGAGCGCCTTAATAAACTTGACGGAGAACTTAGCAACAATGGTGGAGGAACAACAAAAGATAAAGTCGACAGACTATATGAGAACCAAGCAAAGGTTATTCAAACACAGGATTTAATGCTTGAGGCATTTGTTGAGATGGGCGAACGTTTAATATCTATTGAAAATTGTTTGAGTAAAGACCCCCAAGTAACACCTAACTAGGGGAAGATAGTCCCATGAGTGACCTAGGGATTGCCGATAGCAACTTTAACCCATTTCTTTGGGCTGGAAGCAAACTCCCAAGTCCAAAACGCCCTAACTACAGAGACGTACAAAGTAATCTTGAGCATGCAGCAAAAGTACATGAAACTGCTACTAGTATGCAGATTGCACATAGCCCAATACCGACACCAGAAAATACTGGAGCACCAGTACCTGGTTACCGTAAAAGAGGCGCTTATATAACCCCATCATCAACAGGAGCACCAATGCCAGGAACACTAAAGAACAACACAGCAGTTCATCCAATTACACAAGCAAAGGTACCTTCAGTGCCAGTCAAGCGTAGTAACGCTAAACAATCTTCACAAGGAATGAAATCAAAGAAGAAGTAAATGGCTGGACAAATCAACCAAGACGACGAGTCGCATCAACATTTTGCTGCTGGCTTTGACACACGTCAAAATCCTTTGTCTACGGTTGATCGTCAAATATTAGATTTTGCTGTAAAGTTACGAAACCAACCAGTTGCCAAAACTCATGGACAAATCTTACGTAACTTTGGTATGTACCCACCAGAGTTTTGGAACCGTGCACAACGGCTTTCTAACCACCCAGAACTTTCTCAACGAGAGAAAACAAAACTTGCTTACATATTCCCAGACCCAGCACGACCAGGACCTATGGGTGGCGGATATGATACAAAACTTGGATTGGAGCAATACCCATGAAATGCGCTAACTGCGAAAATGACGCAATGTACGTCTATGACCTTACTGCAAAAACATCTATCCCCTACTGTGGTAAACACCTTCCTTTGTTTTTAGAAAAACGTAAAAAGGCTGGGCTACTTCGTACTACAGAACAACACGCTGCAGAACTAGATACTGCCGCAAATGTTCTTTCTCCAGCATCTGCTTCTGAACCAGTGATTACAACTTCAGAAGATTCAGAGACAACAAAACAAGCACCAGTAAAGAAAGCGGCAAAGAAGAAGGCTGAATAAGTGCCTTTAATCCGTAAATTTGCAATTCAAGGTCATTCTGTTCCTACAGTTGTGCATAGTCCTAGAGGGCCATTTCCTCCTGAAGTTTTAGCCCAACCTCAAATGACTGAAAGTGTAGAACATGGCGATTCTCTACATGTTGGACTAGATGATGTTCGTTTTTTTAGATGTAAAGAGTGTGAAGAGATACTGGAAAGCCAAGAACTTGAAGAACATAATTGTGAGGACTTTAAGTAGACTTTATGTGCCTCTAAGCGCATGAGGTGAATTCACTCTCTAGAGAAAGTAGAAAAATGGCAACAAATCAAAATGGTCATCTAGTCGATGACAAGGGAAACGTTGCGGTTGACTTTGTATGGGGTAACTTCCCAATTCAACCAAACGATGTCCGTGCAGAAAATGGTGGAACTCTTCTTGACTACACCCTAGACTCACATAATATTGTTGAAGATGGCTGGAATGGCTATCCTCTTTACACACCAAATTCAACAGGTTCACAGACTTCTGGAGTTGACTACGTCACCGTTCCTAACGTACTTGGTTCTGCAAAGTCAGATGCTCTAACACTTCTTGGCGATCTTGAACTCAACACAACAGCAACAGCAGACAGTACAAATGCTGCTCAAACTGTTTCAAATGTAAACCGTACAGCAGGAACATACCCAGCAAAGATTGTTGGAACAGGTCTTGTTGCTCGTTACCCAATCGGTTCAAAGATCACAATTTCAGGAACAGGAACCGTAGATGGAACTTACACTGTAACCGACACTGCAAGCACAACAGACATTTTCTTCTTGTCTAATGGAAACACTGTAATTACATCAGGAACAGGATCAGTTGTTGGTGCAGTTGGATCTGTAGTGGCTCAAAGCATTGCTGCAGGACAAAAGAGTGCAGCAGGAACAGCAATGACTGTTACTGCTTGGGCAGCAGCATCCTAATTAGGATCTGAAGAAACAAATGGTACGTCCAGTAGGCGGAGGAGCCTCTCGTGGTAAGCGATTGGCTACTCCGTCTCCTGATGTCTTGATGCAAGCAATTGGTTCATCAGGAGCATTTGGCCCACGCCAAATGAAAGGCATTACAGAAATTGTTGGGCAAGAGTTTAAAGGGCTTCCAACCACCGCAGGCTATGGTGAGTTTGATGAGATGATTCCTCTTTTTGGTAATCAAAGAGGGACGAATGCACAGGCTAAAGAGACAATGAAATATTATGACCCATTGACTGGGTCTCAGTATGAGAATTATGGCGAAGAGCCAGATATGGTTGATGATCAACCAGCAGAGTTAACCTTAGTTCCAACTTCAACTATTAATCCTGAACGACCTCGTACGGTTGCTGCGGGCTATGACAAGAACGAAGAAAAGATTACTGTAGTATTTCGTGACGGTACCTTCTATAACTACTATGAAGTCACACCGACTGAATGGCAAAGATTTAAAGCAGTGGTATCAAAAGGCCGTTATATTATGGCCTACCTAGATTCTAAGCCTCGTGGTTTAGCAGATGTTTCAAGCATCTCTCAAACTGCTCGCACAGCCTTTTACCGATTTAGCCGTGCAGCCCAAAGGCACTATAGTAGTAATCCTAACCTGTACACAGGAACCTACAAAGTCAGAAAGTAGAACAATGCCAAAGGCGCACAATATCGGATCACGCTTTGTTCAATTTACAAACTTTCCCTATGAGTGGGGTAACAAGGTCGTTGTACGTGGCTGGACACAAGAGATTGAGTCTCCATTTAGAACCTCTAAACCATTTATAGTACGATTACCCAAATACAAGGCATTAGTCTTTGGAAGATGGAGTGGCATGAAGTCGGAAGAAGAAGCACTAAGCGGAGCACTAGAGGCAAGGGATGCATCATATGAAGATTTTAAAGAAGAAGCAGGTTGGACACCAGCCCCAGACTCGGATCGAGAAACGAGTAGCCACAATCTCGTCTCCAGATTTGATTTCATGGATGGAGCAATCGATGTATACAATTGGCAAACATATCACCATCTGGCAACGGAACCAGACCCAAGCGGATCTTGACGAAGTACTTATGGGAGCAGAAGCATTTTATGCTATTGCTAAAGAATTAAAGCGCCGTTCATCATCCTCTTTATAATTAATTCGTTTATTGTTAGGTAATCATGGACACTAACATTGAGGAAAAGTTTGAAGAGATTAACCCTGAGTTTTATCTTCAGGACGGTCCTCCAGCAGAAGAACCTATTGATGAACAACTAGACGAATTATCCCAGCAATTTGTTGACAAGTTGATTGACAAGATCATGATGTTTCTTAAAGAGGTAGTAGGCCATGACTTACACCCATATCAAAAACCTTTGGCTCGTCGCATTATGGAGTCTGTCATCATTAACGATGGCGAAGAAATTACAGCCTTAGCATCTCGTCAGTCAGGTAAGTCAGAGACAGTTGCTGACACAGTTGTGACCCTAATGATACTTCTTCCTCGTCTTGCAAAATTATACCCTGACCTACTTGGTAAATATGAAAAAGGTTTGATGGTCGGTTTGTTTGCTCCAACTGAAGGTCAGGCTGAAACTCTATTTGGTCGTGCAGTTACACGTCTGACATCTGAGCGAGCAATTGAGATTATGGATGACCCAGAGATCGATGACGCTGCTGCACGTGTTGGAGGAGTAAAGCGCCGTATCAGACTCAAAAAGTCTGGATCCAGCATTACGATGATGACCGCTAACCCTCGTGCAAAAATTGAGTCTGAGTCTTTCCATCTAATTGTTATTGACGAGTGTCAAGAGGCTGATGACTTTGTAGTCTCTAAATCTATTTCACCTATGCTTGCGTATTACGCAGGAACAATGGTCAAGACTGGAACACCAACAACAAGTAAAAACAATTTTTATCGTGCTATTCAGATGAACCGTCGTAGGCAAACTCAACGAGGTAACAGGCAAAATCATTTTCAATGGGATTGGAAAGACGTTGTTAAATATAACACCAATTATGAAAAGTTTATTCGCAAAGAGATGCTCCGAGTTGGTGAAGAGTCGGACGAGTTCCAGATGTCATACAACTGTAAGTGGTTGTTGGAAAGAGGTATGTTTGTTACCTCATCTATCATGGATGACCTTGGTGACGTGTCTTCTGAGTTAGTAAAGTCTTGGCACAAGACACCAGTGGTAGTTGGC